TGTCTGGGCATTACAGGGTCGCTTTGAACACGGACGAGTGATACTAGACGCTGAAGAAGATTTTGATGAGTTTGTAGACCAATTGTTGATGTTTCCAACCGCTGGTGTACATGACGACTTACCCGATGCTTTGTCTTACATTGACCAACTAGCTGTTACTAGCTATTTTGATGGCGATGATGACCAAGACGATTGGGAGGTTCTTGATGTGGTTGCAGGTTACTAATAAGGAATAAAAATGTACGAAAAAGATAACGACTATGTGCCTTTGAACATTGAGGAACTAAGCAAGAACCCAGAAGTATGGGAAGTAATCAAAGAAGAGATTCAGAACCTCAGCGGTGATTGTCTAATGAAAATTATCACAGCCGCCAAAGAACAAGGGTTGAAAGACAAGCAAATCTTTATGCCAACTGAAGAAGTGGTAGAAGTTGAGTTTGCTGACCCTTTTGATGATTCAATGGAAGACTAAGGATAAATAATGGCTGAAATGAAAGACAACAATGAAGGTATGCAGTGGGATACTCCTTCAGAAGCTGATGTGCAACTTGTAAGTTTTGTTGTACAACACTGTGACCGCTGGAGAGACTTCAGAGACCAGAACTACTTAGAAGACTGGTTGGAATACGAGCGTATCTTCCGTGGTCAATGGGATGCCCAAGACCGCACTCGTGAGTCAGAGCGTAGTCGTATCATCAGCCCTGCTACTCAGCAAGCTGTAGAGACTCGCCATGCAGAGATTATGGAAGCTATCTTTGGTAACGGTGAATACTTTGACATCAAAGACGATGTTCTAGATTACAACGGTAACAAGATGGACATTGAAGCTATGCGTTCAATGCTCAGAGAAGACCTAGAGCGTCATAAGATTCGTAAGTCTGTAGACCAGATTGAATTGATGGCTGAAATCTACGGTACTGGTATTGGTGAGTTGGTTGTTAAACAAGAGATGGAATATATCCCTGCAACTCAGCCTATTCCTGGCTCAACACAGGCAGCTTACGGTGTAGAAGAAAAAGAATACTTCTGCGTTAAAGTAAACCCAGTAAACCCTAAGAACTTCCTGATTGACCCTAACGCTACTTCTATTGAAGATGCGATGGGTGTTGCTGTTGAGAAGTTTGTGTCTATTCACAAAGTTGTTGAAGGCATGGAAAAAGGCATCTATCGTAAGGTAGACATCGGTCCTTCTGGTAACGACGATGACTTAGAAGTAACTCAAGAAGATGTACAGTATCAAGACGACAAGGTCAAGTTGTTAACCTACTACGGCTTAGTGCCTAGAGAGTACCTAGAACAGCTTGAGAACGACGGAGATGAGGTAGTTGACCTATTCCCTGAGACAAGTGCTGCAAAGGACTACAGTGACCTTGTAGAGGCTATAATCGTCATTGGTAACGATGGTTTGTTGCTTAAAGCAGAAGCCAACCCTTACATGATGAAAGACCGTCCTATTGTTGCTTACCAAGACGACACAATTCCTAACCGTTTCTGGGGTCGTGGAACAGTGGAAAAAGCATACAATATGCAAAAAGCCATTGATGCACAGTTACGCAGTCACTTAGACAGCTTGGCATTGACCACAGCTCCTATGATTGCTATGGACGCTACTCGTTTACCTCGTGGTGCTAAGTTTGAAGTTAAGCCAGGTAAAGCTATTCTTACCAACGGTGCTCCATCAGAGATTCTATTCCCATTCAAGTTCGGTGAAACCAGTCAGAACAACGCACTGGCTGCACAGGAATTTGAGCGTATGTTGCTACAAGCGACTGGTACTTTAGATAGCCAAGGTTTGGTGTCTCAAGCTACTCGTGACGGTGGTGGTCAACAGATGTCTATGGCGATGGGTGCAATCATCAAGAAGTACAAGCGTACCTTGACGAACTTCCAAGAAGACTTCTTAGTTCCTTTGATTAAAAAAGTTGCATTCCGTTATATGCAGTTTGACCCTGAGCGTTACCCTTCTGTAGACATGAAGTTCATTCCTACTGCTACTTTGGGTATTATGGCTCGTGAATACGAACAGCAACAGTTGATTGGCTTGCTACAGACTCTTGGACCTGACACTCCTGTGTTGCCGATTATCCTTAAAGGCATCATTGCTAACTCTAGTTTGTCTAATAGAGCTGAAATGGAGATGGCTTTGGAGCAAATGTCTCAGCCTAACCCTGAAGCACAGCAAATGGCTCAGATGGCTCAACAGATGCAGATGGAACAGGCTCAAGCACAGACTGCTTCTCTACAAGCTAAAGCTCAAAGAGACCAAGCAGAGGCTGCTAAAACAGTGGTTGAGACACAGTTGATGCCTGAAGAGCTAAGAGCTAAGGTAATCAGTTCATTGTCTACCAACATTGAGGGTGATAACCAAGACAAAGAGTTTGAAAAGCGAGCAAAAATTGCTGAGTTGATGCTAAAAGAGAAGGACATCAACAACAAAGGCAAGATTGTTGAGCTACAGATGCAAAAAAACAACAATTTACAGTAAAAACACTTGACAAAACAGGTGTAAGTGTTGTATAATAGCAACACATTTAACTCGTTTCTCCAAAAGGACAAAGAAACATGGACAAAAAGTTACAAAGCTATTATGAGAATAGATTTTCTATGATGGCAACTAGCGGTTGGCAGGATTTAATGGAAGATGCACAGCAATTGTTTAATTCCTTAAATCAAGTAATGCCAATCCAGAACGAAACTGACTTGCAGCTCAAGCGTGGTCAATTAGACATACTTAATTGGCTACTAAACTTGAAACCTGCATCAGAAGCAGCCTTTGAGCAACTCATGTCGGGAGACACGGATGCCTAAAAGGATGTTTGAATTCAGCTGTGAAGCTGGACATATCACAGAAAAGTATGTTGATTATGAGACAACAGTAACTACCTGTGGTACTTGCGGTAATGACGCTAAACGGATTATTTCTGCAGTCCGAATATCGTTGGATGGTACAGACCCAGTGTATGTATCAGCTCACGATGCTTGGGCTAGGAAGCATGAAGAAAAAGCTAAACAAGAACGCAAGCAAAACGAAGCCTGAGATACCTCGCAAGAGCCTCAGAACATAAATCCTAAAATCACTTGATTCGGTGACAGGAGACTTTAAATGGCAGCAAACTTTATTGAACAGGACAAACTGTTTGAAAGCAATGAGCAAGAAGAAGTACAAGATGTTACAACCCCAGTTCCAGACACAACTAGTGCTGGACAAACTGAAGAGGTAGGCAACGCTGAACCAGCGGTAGAAGAGTTACCAGAGAAGTATCGTGGTAAATCTGCTATTGAGATTGCAAAGATGCACCAAGAAGCTGAGAAGCTAATAGGTCGTCAAGCAAACGAGGTTCACGAAGTACGAAGTCTTGCAGACCAGCTACTCAAACAACAACTTGAGACCAACAAGAAAGTACAGCAACAGCCGATTGAAGAATCGCTTGAAGAAGACTTTTTTGCAGACCCTAAACAGGCTGTAAACAGACAGGTAGAGAAGCATCCTGCTGTAATTGAAGCTAGACAAGCTGCACTTGAAATGAAGAAGATGAAAACTGCCCAACAACTGGCAGCTAAACATCCTGATTTTGGAACTATCGCACAAGATGCTGGTTTCCAAGACTGGGTTAAGTCTTCCGCTATTAGATTGCAGTTATTTGCCAAAGCAGACGCTGAGTATGACTTTGAGAGTGCTGATGAATTGTTGTCTACCTACAAGGAGATTAAACAAATCAAACAGGCTCAACAAGTTCAACAGACAGCATCAGCTGCTAAGGTAGAGAGTCAAGCTCAAGAACAAGCAATGAAGGCAGCTACTGTGGATGTTGGTGGTGCTGGTGAGTCAAGCAGAAAAGTATATCGTAGAGCAGACCTTATTAAATTGAGAATGACCGACCCTGAAAGATACGAACAAATGGCTGATGAAATCATGGCTGCGTATGCTGAGGGGAGAGTCAAGTAATTTTAGCATTTATAACTTTTAAGGAAATAAAATCATGGCATTAGTAAAAGCAGCCTATCCAGGCAATGCAGATTCAATCGTAAACAAATCAAACGCTAATAACTTCATTCCAGAAATTTGGAGTGATGAGGTTATTGCTGCGTACAAGAAAAACTTAGTATTGGCAAACCTAGTTCGTAAGATGTCTTTCAAAGGCAAAAAAGGCGACACATTGCACATTCCTAAGCCAACTCGTGGCACAGCAACTGCTAAAGCGGCAAATACTGCAGTAACTGTACAAGCTGACGCTGAGTCAGAAGTACAGGTTTTAATCAACAAGCACTTTGAATACTCACGCTTTATTGAGGACATCGCTGAAGTTCAGGCATTGTCTAGCTTGCGTTCTTTCTACACAGAAGACGCTGGTTACGCTTTGGCTAAACAAGTTGACGACGAGCTAATCATGTTGGGTCAGACTTTCGGTAACGGCACAACTTCATGGGTTCACTCAAACAGCTATTACATTGACGCTTCTACAGGTTTGACACCTTACGCTGTTGACACAGTAGTAACTGGCGATGTGTTCACTGACGCTGGTTTCCGTCGCTTAATCCAGTTGATGGATGACGCTGATGTACCAATGGACGGTCGTAAGTTTGCAATCCCACCATCATTGCGTAATGCAATCATGGGTGTGGACCGCTACAACTCTAGCGATTTCGTTGATGGTCGTGGTGTTCAGAACGGTCAAATCGGTAAGCTATATGGTATTGACATTTATGTGTCAAGCAATATGCCTGTTATTGAGACTGCATCTGAGAACACAGCTGGTGACGCTATCAAAGCTGCCTTGTTGTTCCACACTGACACAATGGTGTTGGCAGAGCAAGTTGGTGTTCGCTCACAGACTCAGTACAAACTAGACTACTTGTCAACTCTTTACACTGCAGATACATTGTTCGGTGTTAAGACAGTTCGCCCAGAAGCTGGTTTCGTATTGGCTGTAAACGGTTAATAACCTTTAAGATTCCCTGCTTCGGCAGGGGTCTTTTTTAAGGGCACTGCGGTGTCTTTAAACAAGACAACAAGGGATAAAATCTATGGCAATCTATCGTGGAGCAGGTGGAGCAGGTGACGCAACTAACGACTCGTCAAGTGAAGCCAGTTTAATTCGTGAGTTAGTTACTCAGGTAGAAGAGGATGCCGCTGCTGCAGAAGCTGCAAGAGCTGCAGCAGTTGTTGCTAAGAATGCTGCAGAGACTGCAGAAGTAAATGCTGAACTAGCTGAAGTTAATGCAGAATTAGCTGAAACAAACGCAGAAACAGCTCAGGCTGCTGCAGAAGATGCTCGTGATGCGTCTATTAACATGGCAGAAAACTTTGATGTTACTGCTACTACTCTTTCAGCAGGTTCTTCTGCTACAGCTTCTTACAATAATGAAACTTTTGTATTAGCTCTTGGCATTCCTCGTGGCAATACAGGTGCAACAGGTGCTACTGGTGCTGCAGGTGCAGATGGAGACGATGGTAGAGGTATTGTATCTGTAGTTCGTACATCTGGTAATGGTGCAGCTGGTACAACAGATACTTACACGATTACATACACTGATGCAACCACAAGCACATTCCAAGTATATAATGGTGCAAATGGCACTGGTACAGGTACGGTAACTTCTGTTGCTATGTCAGTACCTACAGGTTTAAGTGTATCAGGCTCTCCTGTAACATCAAGCGGAACTTTAGCAGTAAGCTATGCTTCAGGATATTCTATTCCTACTACAGCTAAACAGTCAGAGTGGGACACTGCATATACAGACAGAAATAAATGGGATGGCGGTGCTACAGGTTTAACTGCATCAACTGGTAGAACATCTTTAGGTGCTACAACCGTTGGTTCTAATTTATTTACTCTTACCAACCCATCAGCAATTACATTTCCACGATTTAATGCTGATAACACAGTATCTTCTTTATCTGCCTCAGATTTTAGAACTGCTATAGGTGCTGGTGCAGGTACGGTTACAAGCGTAGCTGCTACGGCTGGTACAGGTATTAGCGTATCAGGAAGCCCAATAACTTCTAGCGGTACTTTAACTATCACAAACACAGCCCCTGACCAAACTGTTTCTTTAACAGCTGGTACAGGTATTGGTGTTTCAGGCACATACCCTAACTTTACTATTACAAATACTACTGGGTCGTACACACTACCTGCTGCAACATCAACAACATTAGGCGGTATAGAGTTATTTAGTGATACAGTTCAGACTGAACCTGCTCTTACAGTAACAGCAGAGACTAATAGAACTTATGGTATTCAGTTAAATAGTGCTGGTCAGGCTGTTGTAAATGTGCCTTGGTCAACTGGAGCGGCAACAGCAAAACAACCAGTAAGTGTCGCAACTACGGCAAATATCACATTATCTGGAAATCAAACAATAGATGGGGTATTAGTAGTTGACGATGTTAGAGTTTTAGTAAAAAACCAAACAGATAAAACTCAAAATGGTATTTATAAAGTAGCTACTGGTGCTTGGTCTCGTACCACAGATGCTGACACTTCTGTAGAGCTTAACGCAGCAATAGTCACTGTAAATTTTGGTACGGTTAATGCTGGTAAAACATTCATAAATTCAACTTACTCTCAGTTTTCTCCTGGAACTGATGATGTTGAATTTGTTGAAGTAACAACAGGGACACAAACTCAAACACTTACAAATAAAACAATTAGTGCAGACAACAATACCATCTCAGGTATTGCTTCCTCTAGCTTTGTTTTATCTAACGGTTCAGGTAACATTGATGGTTCTGCTGCTCAGAAAGCTATTCCTTCTGGAGTAGTAGTTGGAACAACAGATACTCAGACACTAACTAATAAAACACTTACAAGTCCTACTCTTACAACTGCTACAACAAGCGGTAAGTTTACTTTTGGCGGTGCTATTGATGAGACTGTTTTTGCTGTAACTGGTACGACACCAGCACTTAGTCCTGCTAACGGTACTATTCAGACTTGGACTCTATCTGCAAACAGCACACCAACTCAAGGAACATGGGACGCTGGTGAAGCACTAACTCTTATGGTAAACGATTCTGCGTCATCTTTTACAGTTACTTGGACTTCTATTCCTGTAGTTTGGGTTGGAGGCACAGCACCCACTTTAGCTCCTGCTAGTGGCTTTACAGTTATTCAATTGTGGAAAGTAGGAACTACTGTTTACGGTGCTTTAGTCGGACAGGTGACATAATGCTCAGTCAATTTCTAAGAGCTGCCTCTTTTAAACCAGGAGCAGCTTTAACATTTGTCGGTGTTGCAGAAGCTTCTACAGGCACAAATACCAACTCTCTGACTGTGTCATACCCAGCTGGTGTGCAAACAGGTGACTTAGCTTTTATGTGTATAACCGTACCTGTTTTTTCAGGCGATGTGGCTTATACCTCTACAGGCTGGACAAGTTTAAATGTAAGAAGCGAAGGCAATGTGTCGTCTCAGTTACTCTACCGAGTGGTTGACACAACAGGTTCACAATCTTTTACTAGAACAGGAACTGCTCCAACGAGAACAGGATATTTATTAGCTGTATTTAGAAATGCTAATTATTCTAGCTTTTCATTTGCTGTAGGCAACGACAACGCTAATCCACCAGTTTTAAGTGGAACATATAATGCAGTAGTTGCCTTTGGAAATGTCGCTGTTGCTGACTCTACTATAGCACCTCCTTCAGGGTATACAACCCTAGGAGAAATATCAGGTGGTGGTATTTCAACTTGTGGCGGTTATTTAATTAGTCAAGTTACAAATCCAAACCCAGGTCAGTTTGCTGTAGCACAAGTAGATTACATTGCATACACAATAGGATTAACATAATGTATATTAAAAACGATATTTACCCATATAGCGTAGCTCAACTAAAGCAAGACAATCCTCAGACTTCTTTTCCTGCACAGATTAACGATGCTTTGTTGGCTGAATACGGTATGTTTCCTGTAGAGCGTACTTCCTGTCCTGCTGTAGGCTTTGACAAGAATGTAACTGAAGGACAGCCTGAGTTAGTTGACGGTGTTTGGAAGCAAGTTTGGGTTGTCTCTGACGCTACTTATGAAGAACACCTGGAAAGGGTTTTAGAAGCGAGAGCTAATGAATATCCACCAATGTCTGACTATGTGGACGGTGTTGTTAAAGGCGACCAAGCACAGATTGATAAGTATATCGCTGATTGCCTAGCAGTTAAAGTAAAATATCCTAAACCTTAATAGACGATAGCCAATGATGGAAAACAATCAAATAGACCCTTACAAATACGGTAAGCTGGTAGCTCAAGTTGAAGCTATGGAAAAGAAGATAGACAAGCTAGAACTAGGTATGGAAGAGTTGCTAGAACTTGCTAACAAATCTAAAGGTGGCTTCTGGATGGGTATGACAGTAGCTTCTATTGTTGGCGGTATTGTTACATTTATTGGCTCACATTGGACACTTAAATGAGAGAACTAACAGTAGGTCTAAACTTAACTGCAGGTGTCAGCAATACTGTTTATACAGTGCCGAAAGGCTGTAAAGCTATTGCTACATTGTTGTTTTTGTCTAATGCTGGTGGCAGTTCTAAATCTATTGCTGCTGATTGGTATGACTCTTCTGCTGAAGATGATATTGTTATTGCTGGCGGTAAGTCTGTAGGTGCTGGAGATTATATTCAGTTCTCGGATGGTCGTATGGTATTTGATGAATATGACGAGTTAAGAGTGACACCTGAATCAGGTAGTACATTTTCAGTAATCTTTACTGTAGAAATTCATCAAAACACTAGTTATCAGAACGGAAGCTAATTATGAAACCAGGATTGTATGCCAATATCGCAGCCAAGAAAGCTCGTATCAAGGCTGGCTCAGGTGAAAAGATGCGTAAAGTAGGTAGCAAAGGTGCTCCAACCGCTAAAGACTTCAAGGATGCTGCTAAGACAGCTAAAAAGGCTAAGAAATGAAAAAGGACTCTAGACTAGCTAAAGCAGGTGTCTCAGGTTATAACAAGCCTAAAGCCACACCAAGCCATCCTACTAAGTCTCATGTTGTCGTAGCTAAATCAGGCGACCAAGTGAAGACTATTCGTTTTGGTCAGCAAGGTGTTAAAGGTAGTCCAGAGGGTTCTAAGCGTAATGAGTCTTTTAAAGCTCGTCATGCTAAGAATATCGCTAAAGGTAAGATGTCAGCGGCATATTGGGCTGACAAAGTTAAATGGTAACTAAAGGATAAATATGCCACTAAAATCAGGTAAGTCAGACAAAACAGTATCTTCTAACATCCGTACAATGGTTAAAGAAGGTAAACCTCAAAAACAAGCAGTAGCTATTGCCTTATCAAAGGCTGGTAAATCTCTTCCAATGAGAGGTGGTAGAACAGCTACGAACATGAAAAAAAGTGGTCGTGGACGCTAAATAGTTCTTGACACAAACCTAGAATTGTGGTAAACTTAGGAATATTATGCAATATATTCAACTCGTAAATGAAGTATTGGCAAGGCTTAGAGAATCTGAAGTTTCTTCAGTGAACGATAATGCCTATTCTAAAATGATTGGTAAGTTTGTCAACGATGCTAAACGCAATGTTGAAGATTCTTACAATTGGAATGCTTTATACGACACCCTAACTGCTGTAACATCTCCTGACATCTTTAACTATGTTTTAGAAGGCTCTGGTCAGCGTTTCCGTGTTGTTGATGTCTTAAACGACACATCTAACTGGGAGTTAAGAGAAGCTTCTACTCGTTGGATGAACCAACAGTTCTTGTTGACAACACCTCAAAAAGGTTCTCCACAGTATTACAACTTTAACGGTGTTGATGTTAATGGTGACACACAGGTAGACTTATTCCCTATCCCTGATGGTGTCTACAATGTACGCTTCAATATTGTGCTACCTCAGCCTATGTTAGTAAACAATGCTGATGTGCTTAAAGTTCCTTACGAACCTGTTATCTTTTTGGCTTACGCTAAAGCTTTGGTAGAGCGTGGAGAAGATGGTGGACTAGCTTCTAGTGAGGCTTATGGACTATACAAAACATCATTGGCAGACGCTATCGCTATTGAGAGTGGTCGCTATGATGAAGAGTCTACTTGGAGACTTGTCTAAATGGCAGAACAGCTCTTAACAGGCTCTATTGCAGCTCCAGGCTTCTTCGGTTTAAACACCCAAGACAGCTCTGTGCAGTTGTCTAGTGGCTTTGCTTTAGAAGCTTTTAACTGCGTCATTGACCAGTACGGTCGTATCGGTGCTCGTAAAGGCTGGACTAAAGTAAATACTTCAGCTGCATCAACAGGCAACTTTAGAGCAATTTATCAAGTTGTTAAAGACGATGGTAATGAGGTGTTGTCCGCTGCTAATAACAAGCTTTATAGCGGTACTACAACACTTACTGAAATGGCTGTACGCAATAGCGACAATACTGCTAACTTAACTTACACCATTACTGACGATAACTGGCAGATTAGTGGTATGCCTTATGACACAGGAGCAGCTCCTTCAGGTCATGCTATTCTAGCTCAGGCAGGGCATCCTACATTAGTTTATCATAAGCTCGGCTCTACAGCTCATGCACACACAGGTGCTTATGGTCTACAACGCTTAGGCGATATTGCCACTAACTTGCCTGGTAATTACACAGTTACTAACTTTACACCTAATGTGGTGATGACTGCTTTTGGTCGTGTATGGGTTGCAGATATTGCTAATGATAGACAGACAGTATACTTTAGTGACTTGTTAGACCCTACCGAGTGGAAGACTGGCACTTCTGGTTACTTAAACATTAGTGAAGTTGTTCCTAACAATGACCCTATCGTAGCTTTAGCTGCTCATAACGGTTTCTTGATTATATTCTGTGAGCGTCATATCATTGTTTACAGAAACCCTGTAGACCCATCAGCTTTAGCATTAGAAGACACAATTACTGGTGTTGGTTGCATTGCTAGAGATTCTGTTGCGTCTATCGGTACAGACTTGTTGTTCTTGTCTGCTACTGGTGTACAGTCTTTACAGCGAGTTGTACAAGAGAAGTCATTGCCTTTTAGAGATGTGTCTAAGAATGTTCGTGACGGTCTACTGAGCAATGTAAACACTGAAGTATTAAAGTACATCAAGGCTGTTTATTTTCCAACAGATGCTCATTATTTATTAGCATTACCGTCTACTGGTTTTACTTACTGCTTTGATACAAGAGGTGTCTTAGAAAATGGCGGTGCTAGAGTAACTATCTGGAAAGATATTAAACCTACAGCGTTTAACTTGACAACAGCTAAAGAGTTGTACATTGGTAAGCAAGGCTTTATTGGTAAGTATAACGGATATCAAGACAACGGTGCGACTTATCGTATGTCTTATTACACAAACTATTTTGACTTTGATAGCCCTGTACAGACTAAGATAATGAAGAAGATTAACTTAGTTGCTATTGGCGGTTCAGCACAAGCCATCTCGTTTAAGTGGGGCTTTGATTACACCAGTAACTACAGCACTCAAGTAGTAACGCTAGACACTGTATCTGTGTTTGAGTACGGTACAGGTGAATATAACATCGCTACTTACTCTAACGGTATTGCTCTTGACAGTGCTCAAGTTAACGCAGGTGGTGCAGGTAAAGTAGTGCAACTAGGATTTGAAGCTGATATTAATAACGCTCCTTTGTCTATTCAAAAGATTGACTTTGGACTCAAGGGTGGAAAGACACTGATTTAAGGATAAGAGATGAGTAATTATACAAAAGGAACTAACTTTGCTACTAAAGACACTTTACCTACAGGTGACTCAGGTAAGATTGTTAAAGGTACAGAGATTGACAGTGAGTTCAATGCTATTGCTTCTGCTATCAGCTCTAAAGCAGACACAGCGTCTCCTACATTCACAGGCACTCCAGCAGCTCCAACAGCTGCGTCAGGTGCTAATACAACACAATTAGCTACTACAGCGTTTGTATCTGGTGCTGTTTCTGATTCTTTAACATCTACAGCAACCCTAACAAACAAGACTTTAACAAGCCCTACTATTAATGGCGGTTCAATTACAGGTATTACTGACTTAGCAGTAGCTGACGGTGGAACTGGTGCTTCTACTGCTTCCAATGCACGAACTAATTTAGGTCTTGCTATTGGTACAGATGTATTAGGGTATGTAGCTCCGAGCACAGCTGGAAATGTATTGACATCTAATGGTTCGGCTTGGACTTCGGCAGCAGCTGCTTCACCTACTGTGATTACACAGCAAGCTTATACTACAAACACAACACATTCTATTTCTGTAAGCGGTACTAATAGACCTATTCAGATTAATATGCATTACTCTGGTATTCAAGGAGGTAATACGACTATTGGTGTTGATTTCCAGTGGGGTTTAGGAAGCTTAAGTAATTCATTTGATGCATATCCAGACACAACTGTTAACTTTGTTGTAGACCCTTCAAACTCTTTAACTGTTTACTTAACACCAACAACAGCTACAACATTACAGTTTAGAGTTAATACAATGAACCTAGGTAATGAAACATTCTGGGTAGCAGCTATTCAGTTGTAATAAACAGAATGAAGACACCAGTCGTACAGCGTCAGGACTATGTAATGTACTTAGAGTTCTTCGCAGGTATGCACTGGTTTCACACGGATGTCTTTAACTGGACACCGAAAGTAAAGAAGAAGTATTTAGAAGATTTAAATTTATTGCAGTATCTTGTGTCTACTCCGCTGGTAGCCATTATAGAAGAGGACAACACTAAGTTAGCGAAGTTTGCAAAAAGTATTGGGTTTAAAATGGAACAGCCTTTAAAGCTGAATAACGGTCAATTAGGTTATATTTTTAGTCGGAGTAGATGATGGGCGGATTAGTAAGTGTTGTTGCTCCTTTAATAAAAGCAGTACAACAACCTCAACAACAACAGATTCAACAACCTGTTGACAATTCTTTTGCGTCAAAAATAGCGTCGTCTATTTCTGTTGTTGAACCACAGCAGCAAATACAACCAGCACAGCCTGTACAGAATTTAACCCAACCACAAGCTATGCAGAGTGTGCAGCCTCTTACAACAGTACCGCAGAACACAATTAATACTGGAAACACACTGGCATCAGTAGGTCAAAATACACAGCTAGAAAATATGTCTCCTTTAGGAAGTAATGCAGATACAGAAGCTTTAATTAGACAACTAATAGAAATTTTATCAAGGACTGGAACACAAGGAGCAGCTTCTTCGTTTTATAGTCCTCAACAACAATCTAAAACAGTGAACCCTTATACTATTAATCCTTATAATTATGGATATGGTCAAAACTCATTGTTTGGTGGTTTTTTTAGAAACAACAACTGGTATTAATACAGTTTAACGGAGTAAATAATATGGGAAGTTTCGCAGGAGCACTTATAGGCGGTGGGCTCTCTTATTTAGGGGCTAGAAGACAAGCTAAAGCATCAGAAAATGCGGCAAGAATGCAAGCGGACGCTGCTATAAGAGCAGCTGAGATGTCTCGCTTTAGACCTGTAGGAGTAACTACAGGCTTTGGTTCATCTAATTTCACCTTTGACGATGAAGGCAATGTTATAGGGGCTGGTTATGAACTAACTCCTGAGCTACAGGCTATTAGAGATAGACTTATAACGCAAGCAAGTCTTTATGACCCTACAGCTGCTCAAGCATTGACACAGCCTATAACAGGTGCTGCTCAGTCTTTATTTGGTCTAGGTTCTCAATACTTAGCCACTTCCCCACAAGAAGCTGCTCAAAACTATATTGCAGGACAGCAAGCTTTATTAGGTCCTCAAAGAGAAAGAGAACTTGCTGGTATTCGTAATCGCTTGTTTACGACAGGTCGTACAGGATTAGCTACAGGCGGCACTTCTGCTGGAAACATGGCTCAAACCAATCCTGAGTTAGCTGCTTACTACAACTCTATTGCAAACCAAGACTTACAATTAGCTGCTAATGCAGACCAGATGGCTAAACAAAACATTACATTTGGTGCTGGTTTATTTGGTACTGGTGGTCAACTCGGTGCTACTGTTCCTTCATTGTTGTCTGCATACTACAGCCCATTACAAACTCAGTTAGGTTTAGGAGGTTCTGTAGAGCAGTTAGGACAGCAAGCATTTGAGCTGGGCTCTGCTATTGGTGGTCGTCAAGCCACAGCAGGTGCTGCTGCTGGTAACTTATTGTCTAGCGGTATGGGCGGTGCAAGTCGTACAATGGCTGGTATTACAGACCCTACAGCGGCTTTGTTAGGTTCTTTTGGTAGACAGATTGGTTCAACTAATTTTGCATCAACACCATCTTCTAATTGGTTTGATAACTTAATTGGTAACCCTTCCACAGCTTCTCAGTACGGCACTAACAGAGGCTCTGAACAAACAAGAATGTTAGCTGCACAAGACTACGGATTTTAAGGAGTAATTATGGCTGAAAGAAATATTGTAGGCGGTATGTTCGGGATGACTCCTGAAATGTATCAACGAAGTGTTGCTGCTAGAGACACTGCAACAAATGCTCAGTTAGCGGCACTAGCTCCAGGACAGTTAGCTGGTTTCTATGCTATGGAAGCTGGTAGTGGTTTAGGTCGTGCAACCCAAGGTTTACTAGGTGTTGAAGACCCTCAATTAGCGATGATTCGTGATGTACAGCAAATGCGTTCACAGTTTGATGTGTCTACACCGCAGGGATTGCGTCAGTTTGCACAGGCTCTAGGACAAAGAGGATACACTGACTTAGCTATTCAAGCTACGGCAAGAGCTGCTGATATTGATAAAGACATTGCTATAGCAGAAGACAGAAGAGAAGCTAAAGTTAAGCAGGTCGGACTAAGCGAAGATGGTCGTCAGGTTTATCAGTCAGGAACTGAGCAATTTATTCTTGGTCCACAAGGTAAGATTCCTTACTTCGGTAAATTAGAAACCAGAAAATCTACAACAGAAGTTAATCTTGGTGCATTGGGTGAGTTTTTTGCTAAAAACCAAGCTAAAGAAGAATCTAAAGATGTCGTCGCAGCTCTTGGTAAAGCTAAAGACTTACTTGGTACAGGTGCTAAACTTTCAAGAGACATTGATGTTATTGACCAACTTTTACCTAACTCATTCCAAGGTCAGTTTGCTAACTGGAGTAAAACAGCTTCTAAGACATTGTCAGGTTTAGGTATTCCTGTTAGTGAAAAAGCAAGTAACACAGAGACATTGAATGCTTTGTTTACTAACTTTGTTCTTCCAGCTGTAAAACAGTTACCTGGTTCTCTTGCTGCAAAAGAATTGGATTTCTTAAGACAGTCTAAGCCAGAAACTCTACAAGAGCCAGCAACTATCAGAAGACTTGTTGGTATGCTTAAAGAAGATATTGCAGTAAATCGTGCTTTGGTTAAGAGAGCTGATTCATACCAAAGAGCAGATAAACTTAATTCTTTACAAGGATTTAACATTGCCTTAGAACAGGATAACATTTATACTGACTTGCGTCGCTATAATGCTCTTAAACAGAAAGTTCAAAATAAACAGCCAATTACTAAAGAAGAGGCTGATTTTGCTAAAGCAGTTGAAAAAGAATTAGGACTCTAATATGTCAAAAATTGATTGGGATGAAGCAGCAAAACAAAAGTCAGTATTAGAACCAGGCGGTGACCAAAGAGGATACATTGCAGGACCTTCTGGTCCTGTTCCTATCAGTGCAACAACACCGTTTCCTGAAGCTTTAGGTCTTTTAGGAGGTATCGCTGGTGCTTATTTAAGTAAGAGCCCAGCTGGTGGTAGAGTAGGACAAACAGCAGGACAAGCTTTTGCTCGTACTTTATTTCCTTCTTTAGCTGGCTCTACAGTAGGAACAGCATTTGGTTTAGGTGCTGAATCTTTATTTCAGCCAGTTTCTGGTGGAAGAGCTGTTGGAGCATTGCTAGAAAACGCTGCATGGGATGTAGGCGGTAACCTTGCATTTGCGTTTGGCGGTAAAACAATCAGAGTTGGTAAAGACGCACTAGATTCTTTAGGCATTACTCGTGCTGGTACTTTTGATGATGCTAGAGTTGCTGCACAACAGTATTTGTCTCAGCGTGGCGGTACTCTAACTAGAGGACAACTAACAAATCGTCCTTTTGATGCGTTTGTAGAAAACATCGCAGAAAGCGGTACAGGTGCTCCTTTGTTTGCTAAACAACAAGAAGGTGTCCGTACTGCAATTTCAAAAGGTGTAGAAGAACTTAAAGGAACTTTACAGACTTCTCCAACATTTACAGCTGCACTAAAAGCAGATGAGCCTTTATCAAGAGCTGCTGGTGAAAACTTCCAAGCTTTAATTAACACAGCAAGAGCAGATTTTAAAGACAAGTATCGTCCATTCTATGAGTCTTTGTCTAAAGACTTTAATGTGTTTGTTGATATGCGTCCTGTTAAGGCTGCAGCTCAGTCAGAACTTGATAGGATTGGTCGTATTAAAGATATAGATGCCGCTAATGAGCGTAAAACAGTATTAGAGCAAATTATTAAACAAGACAATGCTATTGAGTTTGGTGCTGCTCATGATTTAATTAGTGCTTTTAAACAATCTGCATCAGAGGCGGTTGTTCCTGGTGTTGGTTCAACTGCTAAAGGTGCTGCGTATACAAACTTTGCATCTCAAGTTGAAAAACAGATGGACAATGTTATTGATTTGTCTAAGAAACAACTAGGTCCTGATTTAGTTAATCAATATAAACAAGTAAAGAAAAACTACAGAGAAGGCACTCAGGGATTGTTTAATGAAACAATTAATTCTGCCATGGATATGTCTGCGTCTAAAACAGGTGCTTATATCTTTGACTTGGCTGAAACTGAAAAGTCTACAGACTTGTTTAAAGCTATTACACAAGTTGACAAGTACGCAGCCAAAGCAGGTCCAGATGCTTCAGCACAGGTATTAGGTGACTTTAAATACGGTTTCTTGAACCAAGCTTTTTCTTCTCCTGAAAAAGTACAAGCTTTTGCATCTAAGATTACTAAAGGTTCAGCTAATTATGATGACGAGCTAAACAAAGCTTTCTTTAAGCTGTTTAAGAACGAAGCTAACGATATTAAAGACATCTTGAACGCAGCTAATATTGGTTTAGACGCTGCTGGTTCAGCTCAAGGTACTTATCTTCGTAATAAAGGTCTATTAGCTGGTACTGCTGCTCTCGGTGGCGGTGTTGGTTATATTGTAGCCCCTGACGGAGTTAGTGAAAAGCTTCCAGACATTCTAGCTACAGCAGGTGTGTTCTTAATTACTCCTCGTTTGTTAGCAAAAGCCGCTACAAACAAAGACGCTGTAAGTGCTTTAGCTGATTTGTCAAGAGCTAGTAGCAATCCTAAATTTGGAGGTGCTGCAGCTGCTAAGTTGGTAGATAGACTAAACGCTTCAGGAATTATTGACAGTGAGTATATCAACGAAGTTAATACTTTCTTGAACAGTCCCGATGCTAGACAAACAGGTACAGCTACACAGCCTACAGCTCCTGTAGAAAATAGAATAAACTGGGACACAGCTGTTGGTGAAGAATAATGCTCCCACTAGCAATCATTGAACTAGGTGCAAAGCTCTTAGACAAGGTTATTCCTGACAAAGATGCTAGAGAGAAAGCACAGTCTGAGTTGTTCAAAGCAGCTCAAGACCAAGACTTTCAACTAGCTCTTGCACAGATTAAGGTGAATGAGGAAGAAGCTAAGTCTGAGAACTTGTTCAAATCAGGCTGGAGACCAGCGATTGGTTGGATTTGTGTCTTCGGTCTGTTCTACAACTTCGTGCTATACAACATCCTATTGTGGGCTGTAGCTACATTCAACTTACAAATAACTCCTCCTGCATTGATGTCTGACATCCTTATGGAGCTAGTCTTTGCTATGTTAGGTTTAGGCAGCTTACGAACTTTTGAGAAGATTAAAGGGATTAAATGAAACTGTTACTGAAAAGAATACACTTTGGTGAAACTTTTACAGTAGGACAGCTTTATGAAGTAACAGACTACGGTCAAAGTCCTCTGTGCTATGTCTTAGAAGACAAATATCGTGAAGTAGAAGGTCAAGATGTCAAAGTCTGGAAAGAACAAGACAAAACAGCAATCCCCAAAGGAGTCTACGATGTTCGTATTACTATGTCCAATAGATTTAAGACTAGATTACCTTTACTCCTTAATGTCCCTGGGTTTACAGGCATACGAATACACAGCGGTAACTCTTCCAAGAACACTGAGGGCTGCTTACTCGTTGGAATGACTTGGGACGGTAAGAGTGACTGGATTGGCTCGTCTAAGGTCGCTATGGGTCTTATCATGCCAATGATTGAAAGAGCTGAAGACTGTTCTATAGAAATAGTGTAAAAAAAGACAGCCCCGAAGGGCTGCCATAAAGGTCTCGGAAGGAGACTACACAAGGAAACTATTTATTTCTCAATCGCCAATGGGTTATTTTATGGCAATTAGAGCAAAGTAAATCACACTTATCAAGCTCTGGTTGAATATGAGCCCAGCTTTTATTCACTAAAACATTTAAGCTAGATTCTTTTTCAAGAGGATTTCTGTGGTGGAAATCAAAAATATCTAAACATTCAGAAGTTATTCCGCACATTTGACATTTTCCTCCTAGATAATCAACAGCCTTTCTTTTGTTCTCTGCTCTTTTTACCTTTTTAGCAGCGTAGCCGCACTGACGACACCAAGACTGCTTAGAATCTTGATGTCGTACATCGTTTTGAAACTCGCTTAGTTCTTTAAGCTGATTACATTTAGAACAAGTTTTCAAATCTCACAAGCTCCTGCGGTACAAGCTAACTGTTGAGCACCTTCCACATTGTCTGTGTATTCAACAAAATTGTTCCAGTCAATATCTTTAGGTACTTTGTTAAACAAGTCCTTATACTCTTCTTCGGTACACTCAGAGTAAGGAGCTTGTTTGTAAGTTCCACCATCCATCGGCAAGAACGACACACCAGTAACTTCATCAAAGTGCTTGTAAACCCATGCTCCGACATCCATCCATTCGTTTTCTTTAACAGAGATAGTCACAGAAGGTTTGTGTTCACAGTAGTGTCTCTGGAACAACAACCATAACTTCAAGTGTTGTAGTGCAGACAAATCATCACGCAATAGAGCACCATCAGCAACAGCAACAGGGAAACTAAATACTGTTGTTGAATCAGGCTTCATCACGCAAGGTTCTGCAACGAATCCAGACTGAATCATGAACTGTGTTAGTGGGTCTTTGTTATCAGCTCTAACACGACGAATATAGTATTTACTATGCTGAGGATGAATACCACTCGCAGTTGAACAGAGTTGAGAAACAGTCCCTTCAGGCTTAACTGCTGTAACCGCCACAGACTGATTAATACCAATAGCAGAAGCGAACTCAGCGTTAGTAGTAACAGCAACATCTTTTAGTCTCTCCAATCGTGCTGGTAAGTCAGCATCATCAGGGTTATTCAATAGTGAGTTATCACAGATACCAGTCATAGACACACCTAGTAGTGCTTCTTCTTCGGTGTTCTTCTGCCAAATCTTACGCAAGTATGGGAAGTTAGTTAGCGAAGCTTGGAAAGTACCAAGAATTGACGCAATACGAATCTTACGCTCCAAAGAATCCATATCATCATCGCTACGAACAATACAGCTAGATAGATTACAGAACTGATAAGGACGCAAAATTATCTCACTGCACGGATTCGTGCCATACGCATAGGTTGCATCTCGTCTACCGTTCTTTGCAGCCTGTTTCTGCGATGCAGCACGACTAAAGATTCCACGCTCTCCTGAATGCGACTCATAGATAGATGACCATTCACGCATGAACTGACCAATGTACGGCTTCTCTTCGTAGACAGCAGAGTTGTTAGCCAATGCTCGTTGTCCTTGACCATCCCACCAATTACCAGCCTTAGCATGAGCCATCTTGTCATCAGACAAGTCAGACAATGAAATCATTGCACTGCGTCGTACTCCGCCCACAACAACAACTTCCCCGATTTTGCAGAGAATATCATGGCATTCCAATGATGATAAGCGACGACCAGCTGCCCCTTTGAACTTGGCGATACAGAACTTATAAAGCTCTTCCAAAGGTCCAGGTCCTGACGCTCTTCCACCAAAGGTCTTAAGTCTAGCTCCTGCAGGTCTAACTTTGGATACATCGTACTTTGGAATTTCACCAGAATATAAAAGAGCAATGAGCTGTCTAAGCGATTTTGCCCATCCTTCTTTAGAATCCGACAC